GGAGTTAACTCCTTGGTCGTGGTTCGCTGACTGGTTCTATGGTATTGGCAATGTTATTGCCGCTACCAATAATTCAGTCCCGTGTACTTGGTCGGGGAACTGTGTGATGCAACTCACTAAGGCTTACGCCAAGTGGATCATCACTCAGCCACCTCCCGCCTGGGCCACCATCTCCGGTGAGCCAGTCGAGAGGACCGTGAGAAAGAGACGGTTTGTTGCCGTCCCTATCTTACCCTTTCTACCCTCTTTCCGTCCTCTCGTTTCCGGGAGGACTTGGTCGATCCTTGGTTCGCTTGCGGCATTACGCCTACCGCGTATCCCTCAATCGGGACCACGGAAAAGCCGAAACCGTTAGCGCATCAAGGAACAGCTCTATGGCAAACTTTGCTGGAACACAGGCCGTTACCTTCGCTGGTGGGTCGAAGACCCTCGTGAAGGTCAACCAGGATTCGTACTCTTCGGAGTACTACCTGCGGGAATCGACCGCGGAGTACCGGATGAAAATCCGGCACACGAAGTCGATCATCGGCGGGATCGCCTATGACCGCCACAACGTGGAGGTCACTCAGGTGACGTTCGCCGTCCCGGACACCTCTCCCGAGTACACCCAAAAGGCGTACTTCGTCTTCGAGGCCCCGCCCCCGTACATTGCTGTCACTCCAATGAGTGGGCTCTGTGCGTGGGCGACCGCGTCGACGAATGAGGCTCTTACGAACCTCATGGGATGGCAGTCGTAGCTTAGCTGCGCCTGCGTGTTCAGGTTGAGCTTGCCATGCGTGCGTCATACTTCTCACCCGAAAGGAGAGAAAATGACTAACAGGCATGATGAGCTGCTGTGTGTGTTTTACGCCCTCATCGAGGACGCAAAACACACGTTCCCGACCCTCGAGCAGGAGTTTGACAGAGATGTCGACACCTGCCGAACCTGGGTGAAAGCCAGGGGGATCCACCTATTCTTGGTGGATCTCCCGAAAGTATCGAAGCACCTTGACAGGTGCCTCGATGCTGGCGAGTACACTCCCTCGGCATTGCCTTGTTCAAAGGCAGTGTCAAAGGATGTAGTGATCCCGAAGTTTCTTCGGGGACTCTACCTACTCGTCTTCACTCAGGCTGGACTCTTGCGTGAGGACTGCTGCACTGACGCCGTTTTCTTCTTGAGGCAGATTCTCTGCTTTGGGAAGAAGGCACCAGTCAACTGTAGCAACGAAGCCTATGAAAAGGAAGTCGAAGACTTTGTTGCTGTGGATTCTGAGCTTCCTGAGCCTGATCGGCTCTGGATGCACCCTGGGCAATTTTCGGGTGAAGGGGGCGTTCGAACCTGGAAAGGTTCCTACGCAACCCAATCCGAAAACGTACGTTCCTCCGGAAGAGATTCCGGAAGAGCCGAAACTTCCGCCGGAGGAAACTCCAACGGATCCCAAGGACCAGACTCCGCCCTCTTGATGTTCCTGGATCGAGTATCCGGGATCATCACCTCTACTCTTGGTCATTATGACCCAGAAGAGTGGAGGCACAAGCATGGGCCAGGCGCCGTCTCAGATCGAAAGGCCTACGACAACCGTTACAAATGGTTGGTGTGGTCCGATCGGCTTGAGACCGTGTTCCCGATCTGTAGGTTTGGTTTCCATTCCTACAGCTCGTGGGCGTCTGGTTACATCGACGTCGAAGACCGGGAGATCTGGTCTAAGATGGTCGCTGTTCCCAAGAGCTACGAGCGACCACGCTTAATTGCGTGTGAGCCGGCTGCGAATATGTGGTGCCAGCAAAACATCTGGCACTACTTCCGCGACCGGTCCGAGAGAACTTGGATTTCGAAGTTTTGTCGCTTTGGCGACCAAACTTTGAACCAGGAACTCTGCCGCAAGGGCTCCGCTGATGGTTCTCTGGCAACATTGGATCTCTCCAATGCGTCAGACAGCGTCAGCTGCCGCGCTGTCGAGTGCTTGTTTCGGGCGAATCCTCGCCTGATTCAAGCCTTGGCTGCAACACGTACCCATCAGGTACTTCTTCCGAACGGGAAGATGCACCAGTTGCGTAAGTACGCGACGATGGGTAATGCCACTACCTTTCCGGTCGAGTCCTTGATGTTCCTGTCGATAGCGCTTGCTGCGACACTTTGGTGTCGTAACCAGCAGCCTTCAACACAGAGCATCCTGACTCTTATCGGGGAGGTGGCCGTCTTTGGGGACGACATTGTCGTCCCCTCAGACTCCAGGGACACCGTCACAGGGCTGCTTGGAGCGCTTGGCTTCAAGGTCAACGTCAACAAGTCTTACTCGGGGAGTAATTTCCGAGAAAGCTGTGGCGTTGATTCCTTCCAGGGCGTCAACGTGACGCCCGTGTTCTGGAAGGGACCTGTGACACGGGACCCCGACTCTGTAGTGCGGACTGTGCAGGTCTGTAACAACTTCTATGATAAGATGTTGTTGCACACTGCAAAGCACCTCACGTCGACCCTGCGGATGCTGCCATTTCGAGTAGCAACCGTGGCCTACAGATCGGGAGTCTTCGGTCTACACTCTCGTTTCAAGCCAGACCATACGGGGTTTCGAACCCGGTGGAACACTGACTTACAACGCGAGGAGGTCCGGATTCCGATGACTTCAAGTCGGAATTTGCGGACCCCGATCGAAGACGACTCTGCTCTCCTTCAGTTCTTTACAGAACTCCCTGATCCCCAAGTTTCCTGGAGTTCAGGATGGAAGCAGAGGCCTCATACGAGGATTTGTATGAGGTGGGTTTCGCTCACTGATATGCTTACTCAAGGCATTCACTGAGCGGGTGAGAGAATTGGCCGGGGGAATGAGTTACCCACCCGTAAAAAGGCGGTAACGCACATCCCGGAG